GTCTATCCTACTATATCTTCTGGTAAGTCAACTAAAGTTATTATCATATCTACCCCTCACGGGATGAATATGTTCTACAAACTCTGGCATGATGCAGAGAGAGGTAAGAACGAATACACAACAACGGAAGTTCATTGGTCACAGGTACCTGGTAGGGATGCTGACTGGAAAGAACAGACCATAGCCAACACTTCGGAAGAACAATTTCGAGTTGAGTTTGAGTGTGAGTTCCTAGGATCTGTTGATACATTGATCTCAGCATCTAAGTTGAGGACTATGACGTATGAAGATCCTATTACTAGCAATAAAGGACTGGATGTTTACATAAAACCAGAGCCAGAACACCAATATACTATCACTGTTGACGTTGCAAGGGGTGTAACTAAGGATTATAGTGCATTTACGGTCATAGATACGACCACAATACCCTATCAGTTGGTAGCAAAGTATAGAAATAACGAAATTAAACCATTATTGTTCCCAAATATCATACATGATGTGGCATGTGCATACAATCATGCGTATATTCTGGTAGAAATCAATGATATTGGTGCACAGATAGGTGATATTCTACAATTTGACTTAGAATATGACAATTTATTGATGTCTGCCATGCGTGGTAGGGCAGGACAGGTGATAGGACAAGGATTCTCTGGTACTAAAGTACAGTTGGGAGTCAAAATGTCCACTACTGTCAAGAAAACAGGGTGTTCTAACCTCAAACAGTTGTTAGAAGACGATAAATTATTATTAAATGACTATGAAATCATATCAGAACTTACAACCTTCATCCAAAAAGGACAAGCATGGGAAGCAGAGGACGGTTGTAATGATGATCTTGCTATGTGCTTGGTTATCTTTAGTTGGTTGGCAACTTCCGACTATTTTAAAGAACTTCACGACTCCGATGTAAGAGCAAGAATGTATAAAGAGCAAAGAGAAGGTATAGAACAGGATATGGCACCCTTTGGATTCGTTGATGACGGTCTAGGTGGTGAAACTGAAGTAATAGATGGTGAAGTTTGGCAAACAGACAACCAAGGTGGTACAATGGATGAATATGGAAACCGTTCTTATATGTGGGAATACTTATCATGAAGAAAGATTTAATTGAGATGTTACAAAAGTATTCATACCGTAAAGGTAAGTTTACTCTTTCATCTGGTAGTGAGTCTGAACACTATGTCAACTGCAAACCTGTCACATTGATGCCAAAAGGTTTGGATTTAGTATCAATGATGATGTTAGATCACATAGATGACAATGTTGATGCAGTAGCAGGTCTTACGTTGGGTGCTGATCCATTAGTATCTGGTGTAATAATACAGTCAAACCTATGGAATAAGAGGTTGGAGTCTGGTCTTATCATTAGAAAGGAACCTAAGGGTCATGGAACTGCATCACAGATAGAAGGACCGTTACCACCATCAGGATCTAGGGTAGCAGTGTTGGAAGATGTTACTACAACAGGTGGTTCAGCAATGAAAGCAGTCAATGTACTGCGTGATACTGGTTATAAGGTTGATTGTGTCGTCACTATAGTAGATCGTAAGGAAGGTGCCGAAGAATTATTTAAAGAGAATGGTATAAAACTACGTTCTCTTGTCACAGTGGATGATTTAGATGATGGAAGCGTTCACTGATATCTCTCGTCAGATAGAATTAGAGCATCTATTATTTAAAGAGAGAAAATGTAAAACTTGTGGACAAGAAAAGAATTTATTAGAAGATTTTTATATGACTCGTAAAGACAGAGGTGCAATACCCTCTGCTTTTTCGTATGAGTGCAAACCTTGTACTGTTGCTAGGATTATGAGGAATAGGAAGTTACCTGAGAGAGAAGAATTATATCCTGACTGGTAGTTTCCGCTAAGTTTCCCCAGTGGAAAAGTACCTTTTAATAAATAATTAGAGCATCCAAGTAATGACCACAAGGAGATATTAAAGATGGCATCCACACAAGCATCACCAGGTGTTGTCGTACTAGAAAGAGATCTGTCTCATACCACCAATGCAACGGTGGATAATGTAGCTGCTATTGCAGGTGCATTTGAGAAAGGACCAGTAGAAGAGGTCCAAACTATTTCTAGCGAACGAGAACTAATCGCTACATTCGGTAAACCAAATGACTTTAACTACGAGTATTGGTTTAGTATCGCTCAATTCCTCCTTTATGGTGGTTCTGTTAAAGTAGTTCGTGCAGACAATGCTTCTCTAAAGAACTCTATTGATTCTACACAGATTACACAGACAACATTCAGTGCTACAGATACAACTCTGACAGTTACTTCTGCAACTGGATTTGATGTTAATGACTACATCAAAGTGGATGCTGAAATCCTTAAGGTCACTGCTATCTCTGGTCTAGACATTACTGTTACTCGTGGAGCATGGAGTACATCTGCTGTATCTCACGCTGCATCTTCTCAGATTACATTGATAGAACCTGCAGGTACTGCTTCTACTGTTAACGAAGGTGGTACTTATAGTGATGCTGATACAACTTTAACAGTTACTTCTGCTGCTACTTTGGGTGTACAGAATAACAGTTACATCTTAATAGACTCTGAGATACTTCAGGTCACTGCAATCTCCACAAACAACTTAACTGTTACTCGTGGTGCTCTTGGAACAACTGCTGCTGCTCATACAGACGGAAGTGCGGTAACACTTCAGACAGTTACAGCAAACAAGACAACAATTAACGAAGAAACTTCCACAGGTGTTACGCCACCTATCATTAAGAACATTGATACTTACGAAGCTGTTACGGAAGAGGCAGCAAATAACTGGAAATGGGCAGCAAGAACTCCAGGTCAGTACGGTAACTCAATCCGTGTTGTTGCTACAGACGCTGGTCCTGACCAAGTTCTTTGGTTATCATCACCTAGTGCAGGTAATGAGTGGAAATTCACTGCTGGATCAGGTGTTAGCGTAAGTGCTACTAATACATATTCTAAAGTTTATAGTTACTCTTTGATCGTAACCTTCGAAGCAGGTTCTAACCTCGTTGGTGGATTCGAAGCAGATAACTTCTACACTGCTGTATCAGGTAACGTTACAGGACGTATCATTGCTTATGATGCTGCTTCTCGTACTATTGAGTTATCAGTTGATGATACTGGTTCTGATTACCTAGAAGTTGGTGATGCATTCACAGAACTAGCAAACAACTCTAACGCTCCTGGATCTGCTACAGGTGACACTGCAGTTGTAGAGAAGATCAAACGTCGTTTGGTTGTTGCACACAACGAAGGTTCTACAGACTTCGCAGCAAACCAAGTTATTAAAGATTCTTCTACAGTTACTTCTGGAGAGAACCAAGGTGATAACGTAACAGTTACAGGTATCGAGGCAGAGTACACTTCTCGTTACTATGGTCCTAACCAGAAATGGGGAGCAATTGCTCCTAGACCTGGTACTTCACAGTACGCAACAGACCGTGGTGGTTTCAGAGACCTAATGCATATCCTAGTCATCGATGGTGACGGTGGTATCACTGGTGTTCCTGGATCTATTCTTGAGAAATTCTTAGATGTATCTAAGTCACCTGACGTTAAGTCACCTCAAGGTGCTAACATCTATTATAAGGATGTTATCAAGCAGAACTCCACATATATTTGGTGGGGATCACACGAAGCAAATACAGTCTTTGATATTGACAGTAATGCTACAGGTGATATTGGTAGTACCGTAATTAACCGTAAGTTCGATTTATTTAAGAACACTTACGCTATCCTGTCACAGGATGACCCAACTGGTACTAACGCTCAGGCAATTCCTCTACTATACACTAAGAATTCTTCCACAGTGAAGTACAGTCTTCGTGGTGGTGTAGATGGATACACACTAGAGAAGGACAAGTTATTCGATTCTTACGACCTATACTCTGACGCAGAGACAGAAGAGATTGATTACATTCTCCAAGGTCCAGCAATGAGTAACCTAACAGATAGTACAGCAAAGGCACAGAAGATGCTTGATCTTGCTGCTACTCGTAAGGATTGCATGGCATTCATATCACCTCCAAGAGATAGGGTGATCGGAGTTCCTTCAGTTAATACTATTGTAGATAGAGTCATTGAGTTCTTTAATGCATTATCTTCCACATCATACGGTGTGTTTGATAATAACTATAAGTACATTTATGACAAGTACAATGATAAATACAGATGGTTAGCATGTAACTCTGACGTTGCAGGTCTAACATTGAGCACTGCTCTTAACCAAGAGCCTTGGTTCTCACCTGCTGGATTTAACAGAGGACAGTTGAGGAACGCTATTAAACTAGCATACTCACCACTTAAGGATCATAGAGATCGCTTATACTCTGCAAGAATCAACCCAATATGTTCTTTCCCTGGACAAGGTATCATCCTTTACGGAGATAAGACTGCACAAGGAATAGCAAGTGCATTTGATAGAATCAACGTTCGTCGTTTGTTCCTTGTAATTGAGAGAGCAATCTCGGTTGCTGCTAAGGGTCAATTATTCGAGATGAACGATGAGTTTACTCGTCAAGGATTTAAGAATATTGTTAATCCTTATCTTCGTGGTGTACAGGCAAGAAGAGGTGTTGTTGACTTCTTAGTTGTTTGTGATTCTACCAACAACCCACCTGATGCTATTGATCGTGGTGAATTCTTCGCTGAAATCTTTGTAAAACCAACAAGGTCGATCAACTTCATTACACTCCAGTTTACTGCTACTAGAACTGGTGCTAGTTTCTCAGAAGTAGTATCTTAACCCATCCCGTTTATCAATTTAAGGAGCATCAAGTAAAATGACAGAAACATTTACAAAATCCAATTCGCAGGATCAATTAAAGATCCCAACAATTGATACTTTTAGGGGGCAATTTGCTGAACTAGCACGCCCTAATCTATTCCAAGTCAGTCTTAGTCTACCAGACGAAGCACAACAAGGCTTGGCTGCAACATCTAATGCTACACAAACAACAACTCAGGACGCATCAGGTGAGGGCAGAAGCACAGCAGAACTTTCTAGGTTCATGGTCAAGGCATCGAGTTTCCCTGCATCTACAGTCGGAGTAGTTGAGGTACCTTTCAGAGGTCGTCAACTTAAGATTGCTGGAGACAGAACATTCGAACCATGGTCAGTGACTGTTCTTAATGATGAGCAGTTCTCAATCAGAAGGAAGTTGGAAACATGGGCACAGGCTATACAAGAGTATAGATTTAATAGTTCTTCTGCTGGTAGAACTTCAGATTACATGGGTAATGCTAAAGTAGAGCAAATCTCTAGAGCTGGTAAACCTATTAAGGCAGTGATAATAGAAGGCATTTGGCCATCTAACATATCCGCATTAGATCTTGATTGGGGAACTAATGATACTCCTGAAGAGTATACTGTAGAATTCCAGGTACAATACTGGTATCCATCTAACGCAGATGCTCCTGAGTAGGCACAAGTTTACTAACCTAAATAAATATGTTATGATACAGTAAACGGGAATATTTGATGTCTCAATTATTTGGTTATTCGCTTGACAGAAAGAAGGCTAAGGCTCCTAAGCAGGGGTCTCAGCCTTCTTTTGTGCGTAAGGAATCAGAAGATGCAGCGAGTCCAATAGTTGCAGGTGGTTATTTTGGTCAGTATGTTGAGATGGGTGACGCTGCTAATAAGGCAAGCGAAGCTGATCTCATTGGACGCTACAGAGAAATGTCTCTTCATCCAGAAGCGGACAGTGCTATTAACGATGTAGTTAATGAAGCAATCGCAGGAGATTTAAACGATCACCCTGTTGATATAAACTTACAAAATTTAAAAATCTCACAGAACCTAAAGAACGTTATTCGAGATGAGTTCGAAAACGTTTTGGTTTTATTAGATTTTGATAGAAAAGCATATGATATATTCCGTAGATGGTATATCGATGGAAGACTCTTCTATCATAAGATGATTGATGTGCAAGATCCATCTGCAGGTATTACGGAACTCAGGTACATTGATCCTAGAAAGATTAAAAAGGTCATAGAATTTGACAAACCTAAGGATAGACAGAGAGTAGTAGATCCTGAGGTCACAAGTATCGTTCCTAAGTCAGTAGAGTATTACATATACTCACCGAAAGGACTAAAAGGATACGAGAACAATGGTGTTAAGATTGCACCTGATGCTATTACATATGTCCACTCTGGACAGATGGATATGCAACGGAACTATGTGCTATCACATCTCCATAAAGCAATTAAAGCACTCAATCAGTTGCGTATGATTGAGGATAGTTTAGTTATATACAGACTATCAAGAGCACCAGAACGTAGAATATTCTACATTGATGTAGGAAATCTTCCTAAGCAGAAGGCAGAACAGTACCTCCGTGAGGTCATGTCTCGCTATAGGAATAAGTTAGTATATAACGCTGACACTGGTGAGATTCGTGATGACAAGAAGTTCATGTCCATGTTGGAAGACTTCTGGTTACCTAGACGTGAAGGTGGCCGTGGTACAGAGATCTCTACTTTACCTGGTGGACAAAACCTAGGTGAATTAGAGGATGTAAAGTATTTCCAAAAGAAACTTTACCGTTCTCTTAATGTCCCTGAGTCACGCATGGAGTCTGAGAGTTCATTTAACATTGGACGTAGTGCAGAGATTACTAGAGACGAAGTTAAATTCCAAAAGTTTATAGTCAGACTGCGTAAGAAGTTTACCGATCTGTTTAATGATCTCCTTAAGACACAACTTATTCTTAAGGGTGTTATTAGTATAGATGAATGGTCTGAGTTTAAGGAGCACATTCAGTATACATTTATTGCTGACAACTACTTCTCTGAAATGAAAGAGAAGGAAGTGATGAATGAAAGAATGGCACTTCTTGCTCAAATGGATCCATTCGTAGGTAAGTATTTCAGTGTTGAGTACATGAGACGCTATATACTTAAGCAGACTGATGCTGAATTCGGTGAAATAGACGAACAGATGACTGCAGAAATCGAAGCTGGTCTTGTAGTTCCACCCGCAGAAATCGCTCAACTTGAGAAGATGCAGATGGAATTAGCAGCAATGCCTCCCGAACCTGAACCAGTGGAAGAGGAGCCAACTATGGATCCTAAAGATTATAAAAAGGGAGATATCTAAATAGTATTATATAAATTATAATTATGCCTTCTCAAAGTTCGATTGACATAGTAAACACCGTATTTGGTGGTGGAAAAGATCTTAGTGATTACGTTGATTCTCGTATGAAAGAACTGGCCATGGATTCTATTGACTCCATGAAACAGGAAGTGGGTAAACAATTGTTCACTCCTACACCAGAGACACCAGACGAGGGTGAAGAAACAGAAGCTGAGAAGCAAGATGATGCGGAAGCACCTGGCACTCCATCATCTGTAGAAGATACATCAACCGAGGAACCATCAGATGAGACTGATAACGGAAACAATTCATGATACTAAGGTAATAACCGAAGGTAAAGGCAGCAAACGCAAGACCTATATCGAAGGTGTTTTCCTACAAGGAGCGATTAAGAATCGCAATGGCCGTATGTACCCTATAGAAACTCTCGGAAGAGAGGTTCAGAAATATAACGAAAGTTATGTTAAGAAGGGTCGTGCTATGGGTGAACTCGGTCATCCAGAAGGACCAACTATCAACCTAGATAGAGTGTCACATTTGATCACGTCATTACAAAGGGAAGGTAACAATTTTGTGGGCAAGGCACGCATACTTGATACCCCAATGGGACGTGTGACTAAAGAATTACTCGATGAAGGAATTAAACTCGGAGTTTCTTCACGGGGATTAGGTTCTATTAAAGAATCAAATGGAATGAAGGTAGTATGTGATGACTTCGTACTAGCTACTGCTGCTGACATAGTTGCAGATCCATCAGCACCTGACGCATTTGTGGAAGGTATCCTAGAAGGAAAAGAATGGGTTTGGAACAATGGAAACGTTGCTGAGTCTACTTTGGATGCAATTAAGTCCAGAATTAACAACGCAGCCGCATCTCAAATTGCTGAAAGAAAGATTTCCGCATTTGATACATTCTTAAAAAGTCTGTAAGTTATAAATAACTATAGCAAATAACCTAAATTGTACACAGAGGGAGACTACAATGTCTAATGAACAAACTATTGATGAAAATGCAGTGACAAAGAACGCCAAGCCTGGCGATCCACAACCTAAAGCGGAAGGTGGTACTCCTGGACAGGGTGGTCATCAAGACTTAGGTGGTCCAACACCATTTAATTCGAAACCTACTGACGATTCCAATAAGTACAAGACTGGTGGCGGTCCAACTGCAACACCTCCACAAACAAAACCATCTGCTGCAAGCGGTAAGAAGGCTGAGTTTAGTGACAAAGGTGATGTACAAGCTGGTCACGAACCTGAAGGTGAGGTTATTGCTGAAACACCTGATCAGGAAACTGAAACTATCGAAATAGATCTCTCTGCTGACGTTGCTGCTCTTACTGAAGGTGAAGACCTATCAGAAGAGTTTAAAGAAAAAGCAAAGACTATCTTCGAAGCAGCAGTTGTTTCCCGTATCAACGAAGAACTAGAACGTATGCATAAGGATTATGCAAAAGTCCTAGACGAAGAAGTCGAGACTATGAAGTCCGAGCTTGCAGAAAAGGTTGACGAGACTCTTAAATACCATGTGGATTCTTGGATTAAGAATAACGAACTCGCAATTGAGCACGGAATCAAAACCGAAATGGCAGAATCTGTCATGGCAGGTCTCAAACAAGTTTTTGTCGAGAATCATATTGATCTTCCCGACGAAAAAGTTGACTTGGTAGATGAGATGACCAAGCAACTCGATACTATGGAGTCAAAACTCAACGAACAAATCGAAGAGAACGTTGGCCTAGCAAAAGAGGTCGGCAGCTATATTAAGAATGGGATCGTGAACGAGCTGAGCGAGGGACTCTCCCTCACACAGAAGGAGAAACTACAATCTCTTGCCGAAGCTGTTGAGTTTAGTGATGAAGATGCCTTTAGAGATAAAGTAAACACTCTTAAAGAGTCTTACTTCTCTACTAAGCCTGCTGCTGCAGAGGAGAAATCCGATGAAGTAACAATCGAAGGTGGCGAAATTGCTGGCGATGCCATGAGTGCATATGCTACTGCATTAAGCCGTTGGGCTAGGTGATAACAACTCATATATTATAAAGTAAATCTATTTTTTTCCAAGAGAAAAACGCAATGTTTAATTCAGAATCATTGCAGGAAAAGTGGAAACCCATTCTAGAGCACTCTGAGATAGATAATATCAAAGATGGTTATAGAAAGGCAGTTACCTCAGTCCTGCTAGAAAACCAAGAAAGATTTTTAAAGGAAGAAGCTGGCGTTCTTAACGAAGCTGCTCCTACAATGTCTGCTGGTACTGCAGGTTTCAGTGGTAGTTCTACAGCAACTGGTCCTGTTGCTGGTTTCGACCCAGTTTTAATCTCCTTAATCAGGAGATCAATGCCTAAGCTTATTGCTTATGACATTGCTGGTGTCCAACCAATGACTGGTCCTACAGGTCTTATCTTTGCGATGAGATCACGCTATGGTACTAACCGTACAGCTGGATCCGAAGCATTCTTTAACGAAGCAGACACAGAGTTCTCAGCAGAGAACGCTGCTAGTGACCTAGGTAGAACAGCACAGTCTGGATCTAACCCAGGACTTCTAAACGCATCTGGAACATACAACACATCAGACGGAATGCCTACAGCAGAAGCTGAAGCATTAGGTGATGCTGCTGGAAACCAGTTCGCTGAAATGAACTTCAGTATTGAGAAAGTTACTGTGACTGCTAAGTCCAGAGCACTCAAAGCTGAGTACAGTTTAGAACTAGCACAAGACCTTAAGGCAGTTCACGGCTTAGACGCTGAGTCAGAATTGGCAAACATCCTCTCAACAGAGGTTCTTGCTGAAATCAACCGTGAAGTTGTAAGATCTGTATACAAGGTTGCAAGACCTGGTGCTCAGAACAACACAGCAACTGCAGGAATATTTGACCTAGACGTTGACTCCAACGGTAGATGGTCAGTTGAGAAGTTTAAAGGTCTTCTATTCCAGATCGAAAGAGACATGAACGCAATCGGGCATGAAACTCGTCGTGGAAAAGGGAACATATTAATATGTTCTGCAGACGTAGCTTCTGCTCTATCAATGGCTGGTGTACTTGACTACACTCCTGCTCTTGCTGGAAACTCAAACTTACTTCCTGATGACAACAGCAGCACACTTGCTGGTACTCTTAACGGAAGAATCAAGGTTTATGTTGACCCTTACTCAGCAAACATAAGTGACAGACACTTCTATGTTGCTGGATACAAAGGTTCTTCTGCCTATGACGCTGGACTGTTCTACTGTCCATACGTTCCACTCCAAATGGTCAGAGCCGTTGGTCAGGATACATTCCAACCAAAAATTGGCTTTAAGACTCGTTACGGAATGGTTGCTAACCCATTTGCGGAAGGCACAGACCAAGGCGGTGGAGATCTTGATCCTAATAAGAACCGCTACTACAGACGTGTTCTTGTTGACAACCTAATGTAAATCGTATCACGATATACACACCAAGAGACCCTGCGGGGTCTCTTTTTTTATGCTAAAATTAATAAATAATTAAGTAGAATAGGTATAGCCATGAACGGTAGGCTAGACAAGGTTGCAATGACCAACAAACTCATGCAACTCAAAAGAGAATTACACTACAAGTGTGAGATCGGAGAGAAAGGAGAGTGGGAATGTAAAGGTGCAGACGAGTACCTAAATAGAACACTTGACGTACTGGACGAATATTACATGTAGTGCTATAATGGAGTCATGACTGAAGAAATGATCAGAAAGATCTCCTATACAAAAGAAGAGGTCGATATATTAATCGCAGAGGCAGTAGCAGAAGCAAGAAGGATAGATGAAGAGTCGATGCGTAAACACAACAGGGATGCTACTATCATTAGTATGATCCTTGGATTCACATGTCTAGCATTATTTGTAGATGGATTACTTCGTATACTTGGTATCATTCCACCATTCGCAGGTCTTGATGTTAATATCATCGATCAGATTGTGGAGAAGGTTAAGTTAGAAGTTGTACCACAGGTTGAGAAGTATAAAGGATATATACCGAGGATATAAATAATTTTTAAAGAAGGAAACAAGTGGCATTTTTGTTTATAGTATTTTCAGCATTCCTTTTCATCCAAGCATTAAGATTAATGTCCGTTGGGTGGGGAGCAATGAATGAACCTATAAGAAAACCCACACCAATTCATCCAGAGTTAGAAGAAGTAAAGCAAGGGGATGAATTGTTAGTAGTTGACTTCACTAGAGATCCATTACATGCATCATTGCAGAATCGGATTCATAATGGCATGGAGATAGAAGATCCATGGGATGAAGATGATGACGATGATAAGGATGGAGATGTTCCCGCAATTGTACGAAGATGAATTTATTATTATCATGCCCACCAGTATATCATTTACCTGGTACTTGGACAGAGTGTAAAGAACCACTTATCCATCATTTTAATCTAGCACCTGGACCTGCGTTCGCAGTATTCATGGGACTATTGGTTGTTGCCCTATTGATATGGGGAATATACATGACTTTTGGTACAGGTGGGAAGGATCTTAGAGATGAGATCGCAGAACATGCAAAGATGCACGAATTAGGTATCGCTCATGGACACAAAGGTAAAAAGGGGATTCCTCATGACTCCGTATGAGAAAATGGAAAGATGGGCAAACCGCCCAGAGAATAAGTCTATTAAGTATTTCGCTCTAGGTTTCATAGCGTGGTTGCGTAGAGTCTGGTACATGGAAGATACACCACAGTTGGAGTTCGAAGAGAAGACTCCACATAAATCACTATCTCCTATCATGCAGTGGGAAGAACCCTCTATAGAAGCACAGTTTGATGCCTTCAGAAGAGCAGCAAAAGACCATGACGAGATCATGGAAGAACTAAATAGTCAAAAAGACACAGAGTAATGGCAGATAGTTGGCAAGGTCAGATAGAGAACAGGAATTTCTTGTCTCCTATAGGTTTTAAGTTTGTATTATCAGACTTTCCTAAGGTGACATACTTTGCTCAGAATGCAAACATACCTGCTATCAGCATAAATCAGGTAGAACAACCCACTGGTATGGGTCGTACTCTTGGTTGGGATGGTCATGGACTTAATTATGATCCCCTTAACTTACAATTTCTTGTAGATGAAGATCTAGAAAACTATTTGATCTTACATAACTGGATGAGGGGTATGGCAACTGGTCGGAGTATAGCAGAGAGAGTATTCTTAGAGGATGATTCAGAAGAAAAACTTCCTACTGGTAAACTGCAGACTAATATACGTTCTGATGGATCATTAGCAGTATTAAACAGCAATTTTCAGACAAATTTCTTTGTTACCTTCTCAGAAATGTTCCCTATCTCCTTGTCAGCACTAGAGTTTAATGCTACAATAGATGGTACAGAGTATGCTGTAGCTCAAGTGAGTTTTCGCTATGACATATACGACATACAGGACACACTAGGTAAGAGAAAGACTAATTTAGCATGAATCTTGATGATATTCGTGATGCATGGAAGGAAGATTGTAAAATCGACCAGAACGATCTCGACACGGAAAATTTTAAGGTAACTGTCATCCATGAGAAGTACCTTAACTTGTGGGCACATTTCAGATTACTCCTATCTGATGCTGAGACAAGGAATAAACGCATGTATAAGGAGAAGTTCGAATACTATTCTGGTAAAGCACCTGCTGCTGTCTATCAGGAAAAACCTTTTAACTTTAAAGTATTAAAGGGAGACCTCAATACATACATCTGGGCAGATGATGAGTTCATCCGTACCAAACAGAAAATAGACTACCTCGAAACTTGTATAAATTATTTGGAGAACATTCTTAAGCAGTGCTCCAATAGAGGATTCCAAATTAAGAACGTTATCGAACTGAAAAAGTATGCAGAATATTGATGACAGTTATACAAAAGAAGAACGAGGTTTATCTTAAGGTAACTGCCGAGCCGCATGTCCATAAGGAACTGAGTGAACATTTTATTTTTGATGTTCCAGGTGCTAAGTACATGCCTCAGTACCAAAAATGGAAATGGGATGGTAAGATCCGCTTATACTCACCTGCAACTGGTGAAATATATGCGGGTCTTTTTGATTATGTGACCGACTTCTTAGAGGAGAGGGGGTATGAGTTTACGATTGGAGATAGTAACTATGGAAGACCAGACGATTGGGAATCTATCATCAGCCCTGAGAGTGTTGCGGGCTACGTTAGATCATTGGGATTACCTTTTAAAGCACGAGACTACCAGTTACGAGCAATTTATCAAGCACTTAGGCACCATCGCAAACTACTACTATCCCCAACAGGATCAGGAAAATCCCTGATCATCTATGCTATAGTCCGTTGGCACTTAGGTTTTGATAGAAATATACTTATTATAGTACCTACTGTGTCACTGGTAGAACAGTTAGCAAAAGACTTTAAAACATATGGATGGAAAACAAATGACCTTCATAAGATCCAAGCAGGTAAAGAAAAGTATGTGGATCATTCAGTCGTTATTAGTACTTGGCAGAGCATTTATAAGGAACCCCGTAAGTTCTTTAAACGTTTTGATGTCATTATCGGGGATGAAGCACACCTTTATAAGGCGAAGAGTCTGACAGGGATTCTCACCAAGTGTCACGATGCTAAGTACCGAGTGGGTTTGACAGGTACCCTTGACGGAATGGAGACTCATCAGTTAGTGTTGGAAGGTTTGTTCGGGAAGGTAGATCAGGTCACTAAAACCATAGACCTAATGAAAAAAGGACACCTAACACCACTGAAGGTGTGTGTCCTACTGTGTAAGCATGGGTTTGTACCCTTTGATGACTATTTCCAAGAGATAGATTACCTTGTTTCCCATCCAAAACGAAACAATTTGATCATAAATCTTGCGTGTGACCTACGGGGTAACACTTTAATTCTTTTTAACTACGTCGAAAAGCACGGAGAACCTCTATGGGAATTGCTAAATAGTAAGGTGAGTGAAAATCGTAAGATTTTCTTCATACATGGTGGTATAGATGCGATGGAGCGTGAAGAAGCACGTTCTATCTGTGAGAAGGAGAAGGATGCTATAATACTAGCGTCGTATGGAACCTTCTCTACTGGGATTAACATTAAAAATTTGCACAATGTAATCTTTGCGAGTCCATCCAAGTCGAGGGTCAGGAATCTTCAGAGCATTGGTAGGGTTCTTCGAAAAGGTGAGAACAAAGCACAGGCAACATTATTCGATATAGCGGATGACTGTAGCAGAGGTTCTAAACTTAACTATACTCTTCGTCACTTAGTCATAAGACGAAAGATATATGAGGAAGAGAATTTTGATTACGAGATCAAAGAAGTTAAACTAAAAAATGATTAATTACATTCGACACGACGAACAATTTTACGGAACAATTAAATTAGTTACTGGGGAAGAGATCCTTGGTGAGGTATTGTTGACTAAAGATCCTGATGAATCACAAGGTGATCTCTTATTCATACAACATCCTGCTAAGACAAAGATCGTAGAGATGGAAGGTAAAGATCATACTGATCAAAAGATCGCAGTCGGTTTTATTAAATGGGTAAATTTTTCAGACGAAGAATTCTTTGTAATAGAAGAACGGTCTGTTATTAGCATCGCTCCTATGAGTAAGGATGCTATAAGAATGTACAAGAGATGGGTTAAGAAAGAAATATTACACGAAGAAGAGTCAGAGAAAGGTGAAGTTCCATTGAGTCCTCACATGGGTTTAATATCTAAAGTTGAGGACGCACGCTTGTTCTTAGAGCATATGTATAAAAAAGAACCTAAGGACCCCTCCAACCCTTGACAGTGTTGAGTCTATCGGTTGTTAAGGGTCTTGTCAAGCCCCCTTTACAATTCAGGCACCATGAACTATAATTATGCTAACCGTGAGTTAATGTATGGCGTATACTATGGCACGGAAGTCAACTAAAAAGAAAGAACACTATGTAGACAATAAGAAGTTCTTAGCAGAACTAATTGTTTATCGTGAAAAGATTGCTGCTGCTGCAGAAGCAGGTGATCCAAAACCTCGTGTCTCTAACTACATTGGTGAATGCTTCCTAAAGATTGCAACACATCTATCATATAGACCAAATTTTATAAACTATATGTATAGAGAGGATATGATTGGAGATGGTATAGAGAATTGTATACAGTATATCCATAACTTTGATCCAGAGAAATCCAAGAACCCCTTTGCTTACTTCACTCAGATCGTTTACTATGCATACCTGAGGAGAATTGCTAAGGAGAAGAGACAGCAGAGTATAAGAGAGAAAATCCTAGAGCGTAAGGGATATGAAGAAGTGTTCCACACAGATGGAAACGAAAACAGTTCAGACATGAACTACATAAAATCAAGAGTGGAGACTAATCAACGTTATGGGTAGCAGAACAGAGGAACGCTTAAGGCAATTGTTGCAGGAGATCTCAGCAATGAAAGACGACATTAAAATAGAGCACTTGACTACATCCAATTCTCAAGGTAGAATAAGTCGGAAGGTTACTATAGAGTATGACATCCAAAATTCTACTGATAACTGATCAGCATTTCGGGGTCAGGAATGATAACCAATTTTACATAGACAAATACAAATCCTTTTATCAGGATACTGTCCTTCCTTTTATTGATAAGCATAAGATCCATACGATCATCAATCTAGGAGACACATTCGATAGAAGGAAGTATGTCAATTTCTATTCCCTAGATGCTGCTAAAGAAATGTGGTTTGATCCTCTCTTGGAGAGAGGTGTCAAGCAATACATGATGGTAGGTAACCATGACATCTATTATAAAAATACTCTTAGAGTCAACTCACCAGAATTATTACTTGCTGAGTACGATAATATCACCGTTATATCTGATCCGACTGAACTTAATATTGACGGTCTCGATATACTTCTTCTTCCTTGGATATGTGATGATAACCGTAAAGAATCCTTTCGAAGTATCGCTGCTAGTAATGCAAGCGTCTGTTTTGGGCATCTTGAGCTTAATGGTTTTGAGGCTGTTCCTGGACACACCATGGAGCACGGACAGGATCCTGCCATTTTTGACAAGTTTGAGATGGTATGCACTGGGCACTTCCATATGAGGAGTACCAAGGGTAACATTAGATACCTTGGCAACCCGTACCAACTCTATTGGAATGATTACGGTCAGGAACGTGGGTTCCATACACTAAATACTAAAACAAAGAGGCTAACTTTTCATAAGAATCCTAACAAAATGTTTCACAAGATCATTTACAAGGATGATGAGACTTCTGATATACAATATGACACCCTTAAGGGTAGCTATGTTAAGCTAATTGTTGAGAAGAAAGAAGATAGGGTCTTGTTTGACAAGACTTTAAAGCAGATCAATGATGCCAATATTGCTGACTTAAAAATCATAGAAGATCAGTTCTTACATTTAGAAGATGTTGATGATTCTATTGAGGCAGAAGATACATTAACGATATTGCAGAAATGTGTTAGCGAAATTGATAACAAGGATGAGATTTTTGGGATCCTTAAATCATTATATGTAGAGGCACAAAGGATTTAATGTACGTTCTAGTTGACAAAAGAAGTGGAGGGGTGTATGCTATCAAAGATGAGACTCTCAAAGAGAGAGTAGTCCAAATTTTTGAGCACCCTGATGATGCTGAACGTTATCATCAGCACTTGGTTGCTGATGGGTACAGTAGAGATCTTCGTCTCATGGAGATAGAAGAGGATCAGGTCAAAGAAAACTGCAATCAGTTTGGGTACCACTATACGGTCATCCAACCAGATCATATAGTATTCCCTCCTTCATTGCATGATTAGATTTGAGAAGATCAGATGGAAGAACTTCTTGTCCACAGGTCAGCAGTTCACAGAGATTCCACTGGGTGAAAAACAGAGTACCCTTATTATAGGGAGTAATGGTGCAGGTAAATCCACTATGTTGGATGCCCTGTGCTTTGCTTTGTTTAATAAACCTTTTAGAAAGATCAGCAGATCACAACTTATTAATAGTATTAATGAAAAAGAGTTAAGAGTAGAGGTAGAGTTTGTAGTTGGAACTATTAAATACAAAGTAATTAGAGGAGTGAAACCCAATGTATTTCAGATTTTTAGAAACGATGAACTCCTTGATCAAGACGCTGCAGTCAAGGATACACAGAAATACTTGGAGCAATCAGTCCTCAAACTTAACTACAAGAGTTTTACCCAAGTCGTCATACTTGGTTCATCCACATTTGTCCCCTTCATGCAACTTACCGCACCTAACAGGCGAGAAGTTATCGAAGATATATTGGACATCCAGATCTTCTCATTCATGAATGGTCTCCTTAAGGAGAGGATAAAGGATATAAGAGACGAAAAGAATCAATGTGAGTATGAATTAGAGATTGCTCAACAGAAGGTTGAGATGCAGAGAAAAAATATAGAGAACCTAGAGCAGGTAGACCAGAGAACTACTGGTACTATGATGAAAAAGTTTGATGATAATGAGAAGAGAGTAGAAGAGATCAAGAAAGAGATCAAAGATAAGGAAAAGGAGATAGATAAGATCACTCCACAGGTTTTAGAACTTGATAAGGCAGTACAGAAACACGAACAGTTAAAGGTCATGAAGACCAAACTCAACGTGAAGAAGAAAGCATCTAATAAAGATGTAGATTTCTTCCAGAAAAACGATACATGTCCAGTATGTACTCAAAATATAGGTGCTGAACTAAAGGAAAGTAAAGTTACCTCCCTCAAACAGAAGGTGGATGAGTTAAACATTGCTCATTCACAGATCACAGAGCATATTACTAGCATGAGTACTGAGGTGGAGGATCTCAGGGCAAAAGCTGCTGTTATTAACTCCCATAGGTATGCAATCCAGTCTTTAACCAAGGAAGAGATGCGTATTCTAAAGGAGAATACTAGGTTGATGACCGAAGTAGGGAGTGAAGCAACCAATTTAGAGGCAGAAAAGCAGGAATTAGTGCATTTTGAGTGGAAATTGGAGGAGAAGGAGAAGTTTTGTTCCAACGTGAACAAACAGGCAGACAACCTTAAGGTAGTGTCTGGATTGCTAAGAGATGATGGTATCAAGTCGAAGATAGTTTCTAAGTTTGTACCTGTTATAAACAATAAGATCAATAAATATCTGCAAAGCATGGACTTCTACGTCAATTTCACCCTTGACGAGAACTTTAATGAGAATATACTGTCTAGGTACAGGGATTCCTTCTCATATGCATCGTTTTCAGAGGGTGAGAAGCAGAAAATTGACCTAGCATTGCTCTTTACTTGGAGAGAAATCGCCAAGATGAAAAACAGTGTTAGTACAAATTTACTAATCCTTGATGAGGTATTTGATTCCTCCCTAGACCAAGGTAGTACTGATGAACTACTTAAGATACTAAGGGGATTGGGTCTTAATACTAATCTATTTGTCATATCACACAAAGGTGATATACTATTGGATAAATTCGAACGGATTATCTCATTTGATAAGCAGTCTGACTTTTCCACCCTTAAAATCCAAGACGACGCATGACCTATCACATCTATTGGAACGAGAGAGCACTCTTTTTAGACCTAGATGAGGATGATTTCTATTGGATCTGGGATAAAATCAGATGGGTTTACAATGATGAGTTAACCTATGTGGAATTTGACGCAGCAGAGACTGGTACACTAGCAGAAGCATCCTTCTAGGACAATGAACACCCCTAACTGGCAACACAACTCAGGGAAGCCACCCAAACGAAAGCTTAAACCACAGGCATTGCGACAAGCAAAAGCCAGAAGGAGCCACTTAAAGAAGTGTCTACTCAACCCTCCCAAGCGGAGGGTTTCTTATTATAATGTGTATATACAAACGAATACGACCAAATACAATGAACATCGAGATCAAAGGAAACCTTGCAAAACTCCTCGCCACAGAGAACCTTCTTGTAGAGCACAAGAAAGTGGAGACAGCATCCTTTGATGTTCAGAATAGAGTTTTGACACTTCCAATCTGGAAGACAAGCAATGACGTATATAATATGCTCGTGGGTCATGAGGTTGGGCACGCACTATACACACCTAACGAAGACCCTGCAACACTTGGAGTACCAATGTCCTTCATTAACGTGACAGAGGATGCTCGTATCGAGAAGTTAATGAAGCGTAAGTTTCCTGGTCTTCAGAAGGATTTTCATAAAGCATACAGTCAACTAACTGATAATGATTTCTTCGAGATAGATGGCAAAGATCTTACAGAGTTGACACTTGTAGACAGAATCAACCTCCACTATAAGATTGGTTCATATGCAATGGTACCATTTACTGCTGCTGAGACCCCTCTAAAAGACGCTGCAGGGGTCACAGAAACATTCGAAGAAGCATTACAGGTTGCTAAGGATATATTTAAGTTTATGAAAGCAGAATTTGAGAAGAAGCAAAAGGAAGAAGGTGAGTCACAGTCAGACTTCTCACTGGAGATGGAAGCAGGACAAGGTGAAGGTGAGAAAATGGATAATAATGGTCAGGAAATGCCATCTCCAAATGCACAGGGAGAAGAGATAGAAGGAGAGGATGAGGAAGGTAACTCAGATAGCGATGGAGATCAAGAGTTTGGTGGGAATCAAGCAGCAGGTGAACTACCTGACTATGGAAGACAGACTGAGGAGGAGTACATGGAAGTTACTACTCAAAATGCTTTCGATAGTAAGACAAAAGATCTTGCAGACTTAGAAGCACATGTTCCATCATACGTTAACGTACCTAATGTATATGCAGATAAGGTTATCGTGGATAACAAGTCCATCTGGGAAAGAGCAGAAAATCACTGGAGAGAAGAGACTAGAGACTACCCTGAGAGAATGGAATGGGTTGATGAACTTTACAGACAATGGTCAAAGGATACACAGAAAGATGTTAACTATCTTGTAAAGGAGTTTGAGTGTAAGAAAGCAGCAACATCTTATGCTAGATCATCTGAGTCTAAGACTGGTACACTAGACACAACTAAACTTCATCAGTATAAGTTCTCTGAGGACATCTTTAAGAAGATTACATCAATACCTGAGGGTAAGAACCATGGTCTTGTCTTCCTACTAGACTGGTCTGGTTCCATGAGTAGAGAAATCTTTGATACTGTTAAGCAATTGATCAACCTAACTCAGTTCTGTAAGAAAGTTAACATCCCATTTGATGTATATGCATTCTTACATGAGGGTTCATGGGGATACAATTATGGGGATGAAGATGCTCTTGATAAAACTTCTGATCAAAATGTGGATGACCTATGGATCGACCCTAGATTCAGAATGTATAACCTTCTAACAAGTGAAGGTAATTCTAAGGACTTCACTAGACAGACAAGAAATCTATTCAGAGTTGCAAAGTACTTCGATGCACACCACAACTGGAGTTACGATAATGCAAGAGTACCTGCACCCCCACACTTCTTAGGACTAGGTGGTACTCCACTTAATGAAGGTCTATCAACCTGTATAGATCTACTTCCTAAGTGGAAAACAAAGCAAGGTGTAGAGAAGTGCCACCTAGTTGTTCTAACTGATGGTGAAGCACAACAAATTGGTCAGGTTCATGCAAAAACTGAATACATCAATAGAAAGTATGAGTATCATCTAAATTACAGATCTATACTTAGAGATAAGAAGACTGGAAGATACTACAGTGACATTAGAAATGGTGGTCCTTCTATGACTGCTGCTCTAATCAGAGTTATTAGAGACAGATATACATGGTGCAACGTACTTGGTTTCAGACTATGCCCACCAAGAGAGTTTTCATCCTACATGTCACGCATGGGTATCTGGGAGCAAGATGAGTACAAAAAGCAATGGAAGAAAGACAGACTTGCTGTAATAAAAACAGCAGCATACTCTGAACTCTATGTCATTGCCAATGGTAAGAACGAAGAGACCACCATGGAAGTTGCTGCAGATGCCACAAAGCGTCAGTTAACCAGTGCTTTTAAGAAGTCTCTTAAAGGTAAAGGAGCAAACAGAAGACTGCTATCTGCCTTCGCAGGACAGATAGCGTGACACTCAGATTAGTGTCCACTAACCCTTGATATCGTAGCCATATGGCTATATCATTATTATATAAGAAACAAACATCCAATGCCTTTCACATCAACATTCAGCAATGACGATCTGCTAAACTTCCTATCCCCAGATAAGGGTGACTTTACAAGTAAGAGAGTTTCGGAAGCAGCACAACACTTCGGAGTAAAGACTCCTAGCATATATGCAAGACTTACTAGATCATGTTCCAACCTAGTTCAGAAAACAAGTAAAGGTAACTGGACATTCACAGTAAGAGAAGCATTAGAAAAGACTTATAAAGAATCTACACAACCAAAGACTGCACTTGTTGATTCATTTGATCCTGCATACCTAGCAGGTAAGGACTTAGTACCTGATAAGGATCCAAACTATGTTCCATTCGGTACATTTAATGACCTTAAGAAGGTTGTAAAATCAAAGATCTTCTATCCTATATTCATCACTGGTTTATCAGGTAATGGTAAGACCTTCGGTGTAGAGCAAGCATGTGCTCAGTTAGGTAGAGACCTTATTCGTGTAAACATTACAGTAGAAACAGATGAAGATGATCTTATTGGCGGTTTTCGTCTCGTGGACGGTAGCACTGTCTGGCACAACGGTCCTGTCATCGAGGCACTCCAACGTGGAGCAGTTCTCTTACTCGATGAACTTGACCTCGCCTCTAACAAGATCCTATGCTTACAATCTATTCTCGAAGGGAAGGGTGTATTCCTCAAAAAGATTGGTAAGTATGTAAAACCTGCAGCAGGGTTTACAGTTATCGCAACTGCTAACACTAAGGGTAAAGGATCCGATGACGGTAGGTTCGTTGGTACTAATGTACTGAACGAAGCATTCTTAGAAAGATTCCCCTTGACATTTGAGCAAGAGTATCCTAATGTAAGTTATGAGAAGAAGATCCTCAACAACTATTGTTCAGAATTAAACTGCTGTGACGATGAGTACACTGAGAATCTTACTACATGGGCAGAGATCATCCGTAAGACCTTCGCTGAAGGAGGAGTGGATGAAGTTATCTCAACTCGTAGACTGGTTCATGTAATTCGTGCATTTGCTATCTTTAAGGATCGCATCAAGGCACTTAAAGTATGTCTCAACCGCTTTGACGATGAGACTAAAGAGTCATTCTTAGAACTCTATAGCAAGATTGATGCTAAAGTAGACCTATCAGACACACCTTATGCTGCACAAGATCAGGATACTCCATCCGAAACAAATCAATCATATTAAATCCTTTGCAGGTGACTTTGAGGTGGTCAAGAACCACCTCAAATCTTGCTTAGAGATCAGGGGTTTCAGTCATAGGGACGGTGTGCTTGATTCTTATGTTGATGAAAGTGATCATGACATTATCACTTGCAGCAATTACAGATCAGGTTATACTTATAAAGAATATCTCGAAGGAGATAGTTATGACTGGCACTCAGACGAGATCACTAACCTCGATGATAAGAGACTCGATGTCTCTACTACTCTATTTCTTAATGATGATTATGAGGGTGGTGAATTGGAGTTAAAACTAGGTGATTACTCAGTGTATACTAGGTTACCTATGGGGTGGGCAGTATCCTACCCAACTGGTATAGTACACAGAGTACACCCAGTCACTAAGGGATCAAGACAAGTAGTCCATTGGTGGAACCAGTCCAACGTTCAGAACCCATTCATAAGAGATGCTCTCTCGCATGTGGTTACTGACGATGTTTACCTCACTCAACTAGAAAGATTTTCACAATGAAGTATAGAGAAGACGAAACGATCAAGGTGGTACAAGATTACATTTCTTCTACCTACCGATCTCATTACTCTAACGAGGAAAAAGATGTGCAGACTTTAGACCTCCTTGAGGCAATAGGATCAGCAGAGCACTTCTGTCAATCCAATATCATTAAGTATGCATCTCGTTACAAGAAAAAGAATCAGCATAAGCAGGACGTGCTAAAAATCATCCACTATGCTATACTATTATATTACTTCTCAGGAACAACTTATCCTGACGACAAGCAAATCAACGACATCCCCTCTCAGGAGTTAAACTATTGATGAAATTTACAGATTATGAGATGGAAGTATTGACTTCTTTTAGAGAGATCAATCCATCTATTGTGTTTAAACCAGGCAACAAGGTCTCCACGATCTCAAACAACAAGAACATACTTGCTGTTGCAGATTTTCCTGCGTTTACTTTTAAGAAACAGGCACCGATCTATGATCTAGGTAACCTGATTAACAGTATTAAGACGTTGGACAATGGGGATGTTGAGTTCCAAGAGCAACGTGTAGACATCACATCTAAGCGTAGTCTTATTAAGTATTACTATGCTGAAGAGCGTATGGTTACACAACCTCCTGAGACTATACAGGACATGGGTGATCCAGTTGTGTCAACTACGTTAGATGTATCTGACCTTAATCAGATTCAGAGGATTGCATCTACCTATCAGTTGCCAGACATATGCTTTACAGGTGATAAGGGTAAACTATCTGCTATCGTAACTGATAAGCGTAATAGTGCGTCAAACTCACTGGAGATAGAGTTAGGTTCTGTCGAAAAGGATTTTTGTTTCTGCCTTAAGATTGAGAACCTAACTGTTATCAGACCTAATAAACTATGTACAGCATATAAGTTAGACATATTCCAGTGTAAGGTTGCCAAGTTCACAGGTATAATCAGCAAAAGTGCAGAGGATAATGTCTCATCATTAGAGTACCTCATTGCATTGGAGCCAGATAGTGAGTATTGATGTCACGTTAGTTGGAGATTGTCGAGATACACTCAAGACAATCGATGAGAAAGTAAGGATGTGTGTAACCTCACCTCCTTACTATGGACTGAGAAATTATGGGGATGAAGAGAATCAGATAGGTCAAGAACAATCACCAGAAGAATATATACAACAGTTGGTGGAAGTATTCAGATCAGTTAGAGATGTTCTAACTGACGATGGTACACTATGGGTTAACATAGGTGATAGTTATTACAACTATAGACCTGGTAAGGGTCAAGCATTAGCAAGACAAACACTTGCTACTAGCGATCAAGACCACCCAACCAATTGCCCTAGAAGAGGTAACAAGATAGATGGACTCAAAGAAAAAGATCTCATCGGTATTCCTTGGATGCTTGCGTTTGCTCTCCGTGCTGATGGGTGGTATCTACGTCAAGACATTATATGGCACAAACCAAACCCGATGCCAGAATCAGTAAGGGATCGTTGCACAAAATCACATGAGTATATCTTCTTACTCAGTAAGAATAAGAAATATTTCTATGATAATGAAGCAATAAAAGAACCTGCTAAGGATTGGGGAACTAGGAATAGAAAGAGTGGTAAGTATCATAATCCTGGTACTGGACTCAACCCTCACACTGGATTGACTAAGAGTTATCCTAAGAAGAATAAGCGTAGTGTATGGTCTGTTACTAATAAACCTAGTAAGATGAAGACTCACTTCGCTGTGTACCCACCAGACCTTATAGAACCATGCATACGAGCAGGTAGTAAGGAAGGTGATATCATATTGGATCCTTTCATGGGATCAGGTACTACTGCAAGGGTTGCCAAATCTCTTAACAGGCATTATATTGGTTGTGAACTTCATGAGGAGTATGTCAAATGAACGATTTCTTATGGGTGGAGAAGTATAGACCTGAGACGGTGGATGATTGTATCCTACCTGCAGAATCCAAGAAAATGTTTAAAGGTTTCTTGGAACAGGGTCAGATACCTAACTTGTTACTCTCTGGTCCAGCAGGTATTGGTAAGACAACCATTGCAAAAGCATTGTGTAAGGAGTTAGGAGCAGACTATTATGTCATTAATGGATCGGATGAAGGTAGATTCTTGGACACTGTACGCAATAAGGCAAAGACCTTTGCTTCTACTGTTTCTCTTACATCTTCAGCAGGTACTAAGATTATCATTGTTGATGAAGCAGATAATACAACCCCCGATGTACAACTCTTACTCCGTGCGTCGATTGAGGAATTCCAGAAGAACTGTAGGTTCATCTTCACATGTAACTATAAGAATAAAATCATAGAACCACTGCACTCTAGGTGCTCTGTGGTTGATTTTCATATCAAAGGTAGAGAGAAGGCAGAGTTAGCGTCAGCATTTCTTAAGAGGATTAATACTATACTGGAGACAGAG